TGTACACGTCGTCGGCCAAACACAGTTTTGACACCATCCGGCCCAGTTGGTAGTCGTAGTAGACCTTCTTGAAGGTCGATCCGCCGTAGCCGGTGTAGAAAAGTAGCTGATCAAACTCCGGTGTGTACTCCTCCATCACCGTTGTGATCTGGTAATTCATGAAGTCCTGCACGCGGGTGGACTGCTGGTACTTCTCCACCGTCTCTTTGCCCACGATTTGGCTGCGAACAGGTCCGCCGGCGGGCAAAAGCTCCTTGAATGCCTGCGCCTGGAACTGCACGATGGCCTCGGTGAGCATCGGATGGGCCACGCCAGAGGCCCCGCGGAAGGGTTTTGTGCGCTCTTCCATGCGCAAGCCCAGCAGATCAAGGCCCTTGGCGTACATCTGCTCCCAATCGGAGCGAGAACCCTTGTCTGCCTCGAACAAAGCGCTCACGTCAAGGGCGATTCTGCCCAGGTCGTCGGGGTCAATGACCTCTGCCAGGTTGGCGTAGAAGTCGACTTCGTCGGCTTCGTCCCCGCCGATCTCAACCGTGGCGCCTCCGTCCTCGTCGATGACCACCTCGATGTCCATCTCAGGCTCTGGCAGGCCTATTACGACGTCCATAACGGGCGCCCGGTTAAGTGCTTTGTCGATTGGCATGCCGTTTCCTTATGCGTGGGCCTTGATGAAGGCCGTATTCTTGTCGACCAGGCCACCTTTTTTGAAGGGAACCCCTTCTTTTTTCACACGGGCAGCAGACTCGGTCCCCCAAATCACTGCCGGATGCATTATCTCCGTGCCATCGGGCTTTCTCAACGTGACTGAGCTGTACTCGAAGCCCGGACCGAGGTCCTTGACCACTTCCTTGAGGTTACGAGGCAGCTTTTCGTAGAGCTGTGCTTGGGCGGACTCCGCTCCAGGGAACGCCACAAAGTTGACCCCGCGGTTGATTGCCGCTGCAATCGCGTTCTTTGCCATGAGCTGCTGGATCACCTGCGGGGAATTCTCCATGCCAGGGAAGGACTCTTTGAGTGAGTACGTCCCTTCTTGGATGCGCTTGTTGATCTTGGCGATGTCGCTGTCAACCTTGCCAATCTGCTTGAGAACCTCGTTGTACCGATCGCCCGACTGCCCTGTTGAGCGAAGCTGCACGAACTCCTTCATCAAGGCATCCTTCTTGTCCATCAACGGCAGATACTTCTCGTGGAAATCCGTCGACACGTTTCCGCCCAAAGGACCCAGCTTGCGGATGTCGTCAAGCCGATCCGATTGCAGCTCGTGGATATAAATCCCTTTGGTCGGGCCTATGCCAGGGATTACTGTCTCGTGTTCAGAGAATCGACTGAAAGCAATGGGGTCCGGGTCGTTCTTCAGGCCGGAGTGTTGTCCACGGTACGGCTTCACCCCCGCAGAAATCGTCCGATCAAGTGCCGCCCGCAGGGACTGCCCCTCCCTTTGTATCTGCAACCTCAGGTCCCCCCTGAGAGCCTCTGTGATGTCCTCCACCTGCTTCTGAGCCTCTTTGTTGCCTTCGACAAGCCCGGGCACGTACTGCCTGATTTGCGGGACGTTGTACTGCGTAGCCAGTTTTTCAGCGGCTTCAATTATGGTGTCCTCAGCGGCTTTTCTGGTTATCTGAAGCGACCCAAGAGCCTGCTGTTCTGGGTCGTTCATCCTTTCCCTAACCAGTCCTTTATACCTGCTGGAAAGGGTGGGAAAGAGGAGGGTGTCTTCCAGATCAGCAAAGTCTCGTCTTGCTTTTTGCGCCTGCACATAAGGCGTGAACGCCGTGGTTATCTGGCTCACAAGATTGGGCGGGGTACTCTTGGTCAGCTCCTGAATGCTCCTGGACAGGTTGTTGACCTCTTCCTCACTCTGCCCGAGCGTGCCATAGGTCTTCGATCGGACATTGTCGAATAGCGTCTTGAGGCGCCCTGACTGCGCCGCTACCTCAGGCAACTGATCCTGGATCAAATGGATTACGCCCATGGGGCGGTCCTGGTACGGGTTGTCCATCGTGCGGTAGAAGCTGGTTGAATCAGGCTCCATTACTTGAGTGCGATATCGGGCCGGGTCAGAGGACTGCTTCAGACGATTGAGCAGGTCCGAAGGCGTGATCTTTGCCGTGGCGTCCAAGTCAGCCAGCGCCTCCTGTGCGCGGCCAATTTCATGGTCACGGAACTTGCCCTTGAGCTGCCCCAAGATTTGATCCTTGCGCACCGGGCCAGGCAGCGACGCCGCAAATTGATCGATTCTGCCGACAAAGGGCGCGTCCGCCGTCGGCCTTGGCGTGTAAAGGGATTCCGCCTCTCTGCGAAGCGGAGCCGCGTACGATGCACCAGGCACTGCAAGCTGGCGGTTGTACTGCTGGAAGTCCTGGGCCGCGCTCCGCGCTGCTTGGCCAACCCTTTGCGCACCACGGACCCCGCTGCGCACTGCCGCCGCTGGGTTGACCACGTTGGCCATGAGCTCGCCGGCCGTGTAAAAGCCCTTGGCCGTCGGGTCCTCAGGAGGCGCCTGCCGCACGCCCGCGCGCGTCATCTGCTGCTTGATCCAGTCGCTGCCCATGACAGGCTTGTCGACGTTGTAGCCAAAGGGGCGCAGCGCCATCGCGGCAATGTCCACCGGTGCGCCGGCAATGTCGTACGGCAGCTCCGACGCTCCCTTGGCCGCGGCCACGTACGCCGAGCCGGTGTTGAGCGCATCGCTGATGGGGCCGCGCTTGCGGCCCTTGCCCGACTTGGGCGTGACAAAGGCCGGGCGGCTAGCCGCCTCCAGCTCCGCGTCACTGACCTCGCCTTCCTTGGGACTGCCCTCGGCGCGCTTGACAGCGCCCTTTGAGTTGCGCCGGGCAAGGTCCAGAAGAATCTGGAACTCGGTGGCCGCTGTCGCGTCCACATGCAACGGGCCCTTGCTGGCAGTGCTGGGCCCTGCGTAGTTTCCTACGCCATGCGCTGCAATCTCATACGGCGTGGCTCGGTAGTCCTTGTTCTCCTGCGCCCACCTCGGATGATACTTACGGGCCAGCTCAGTGCGCTTGTCGCCCTCACGCATGCCGCCAGGGCCAACCATCTTTTCGTAGGCGTCGGTAAACGCGTTGCCCTTTTTGAAGAGCCCCGTCTGCTCCCCCGCCTGCTGCTGCATCTGCCGGTCCGCAGCATGCGCCATCTCATGCGTGAGCGTTGACGGCCCAACCCTCATGTCCTCGTCTTTTGCGCCGATAAAGTCCTTGTTGAGCTTGATTGTGCCTCTGCCAATCGGCAGTTTGATCGTGCTGAACATCGCGTCAGCGCCCAGCAACTGCTGCGCCCTTATGTCAGGGACCGCGCCCCGCGACTGCAAATACTCCAGCATGGCGCGGTAGTTATCGTCCTTCTCGGCCCTGCCCTTGACGTCCTTCAAGAAGTCCTCATCAGACTTTTTTGCCTCACCACCCTTCTGGAACCGGCGCACGCCCAGCGTCTCCGAAGTCAAGGTGGGCTGCTCCAGTGTGGGCGCGCCCAGCGTCGAGCGCATCAGCCCGCGCGACTCGTTCTCCGTCGCCCGCAGCTTGAGCTTGTACTGCAAGGCCAAAGCCTGCAATTGCTCCTTGGCAGACTTGCCGCCCTTGCCCTTGCTCTTGGGCTCCTTGATCGCAAAGTCCTGGCCCGTGGCCAACGGTCCGGCAGCCAACTCCATCTCCTTCGGAGACGCCGCGCCACCGCCAGAAGGCGCCAGCACCCGGCGCATGCCGGTAGCCTGGCGGGGACTGGTCCGCGGACCGAGGTCCTCCAACATCCGCTGCGACTGCGACAGGTAGTCGGCCGCCGCCTCGTCCTCAGTCTGCGGCTCGCTCGCGGCAATGAGCGCGTTCATCGCATCAAGGCTCACGGAGCCGCCCTTGGCAAAGGACTGCACTGGTGTTTGCTGCGGCGCGCCGTAGCCGGCGTACTGGGCCAGCAGTTGCTGGTAGTAGCCCTCGGAGTCCGGCTCCTCAGGCCCTTGCACAACCTCCCCGCCCTCAGCGAACTGCGGCAGCGGCTGCTCCGCGTTCAAGTCAATAGGCTCCGACATAGGGTCGGTGTTGAGCTGATAGGGCGAGAGTTCTTCTTGCATATTTCCCCGGCTGGGTCAAGAGTGTCGCCCCATTTTATGCCTCAGTAGTACTCTGGGACAAGCCCCTCCTGACTGGGCTCCTCCTCCGGCGCGTCAGTGGCCAAGGTCACAAAGTTGCCCTGGCGAAAGCGCATCAGCGCCATGGTCGTCACGTCCACCATGTCGTCGTTGTCCCCGTGCGGAAACGACGCGCACTCCTCCACCAACTCCTCGGCCCAGTCCGTGTCCGGCGCCCAGACAATCCCCGACTCCAACACCGGTGCCACCGCGTTGACCCGGGCAATCTTGTCCGTCCCCGTCCTTCGTCCACCCGGCGAATACATCGTCACCGGGATGTCCATCCGGCGCAACTCCTGCTGCAAGGGCGTTCCCGTTGCCTTGGCCTCAATCAGCAGGTTGTCAGGCTGCCAGTGGTCGTACTGCTCCTTGGCCACTTTTTTAAGCTCCGGGAAATCCCACCTGCCCCGCTTGACGTCAAGCAAGATGATGTTGGCCCCCGAGTCCTCGTTCAAGTAAAACACGCCCCAGGTCGCGATGACAGAAAAGTCAGCCGTCTCCTTCTTCGAGTACGCCGTGTCCATCGTCTGGATGATGTAGTTCACCACCGGCGGCTCATCATGCTGCCAGACCTTCCACCACTCCCTCTTCAAGATCGCGCCCTCGTCGTTCGTGGGCTGCTGCTGGTACATCGCGTTCCACTTCTGCACCGACAGCGACGCCTTGACCGCCAACAGCTCGTCGAGCTTCCAGAACTCCGGCCACAAAGGCCTACCACTGGGCAAGATGGCCGGGAACTCAATCACCTCCCACTTGTCAGCGTTGTGGCTCGACTGCGCCTTGATCAGCCTGGCCGTCATGTCCTTCGTGCCCCAGCGCGTCATCACAATCACAATCGCCCCGCCCGGCTGCAAACGAGTACGAGGACCACCCTGGTACCACTCCCAGGCATTGTCCAAAGCCAAGTCCGACAAGGCATCCTGCTCCGAATGCGGATCGTCAATCACCAGCACGTCCGCACCCCGCCCGGTCATCGCACCGCCAACACCGACCGCAAAGTACTCGCCACCCTTGTTCGTGTCCCACCGGCCAGCAGCCTTTGAATCCTGCTTCAGGCTCACCTCAGGAAAAAGCTCCTTGTACGCAGGCTGATCCATCAGGTCCCTGACCTTGCGACCAAAGCGCACGGCAAGCTCACCATTGTGGGTCGCCTCAATGGCCTTGGTCCGCGGAGCGCGGCCCATGAGAAACGCCGGCAGCAGGTAGGACGCGAACTCAGACTTCGTGTGCCGGGGAGGCATGTTGATGATCAGGCGCTTGAGCGTGCCGTTGGCAATCCGATCAAAGGCCGCGGCCATCTTCTCATGGTGCGCGCCAAGGATCGCCTCGGGCCAGACGTACCGAACAAAGTCGATGAAGTGAGTCCTTGCTCTGTCTTGAGCTTCAAGTTGCGAGAGCCGCAGTTCAAGGCGTAGTCGTTCCGCGTCAACGTCGTCAGGGATCATGATTGTTTCACGTGAAGAAGTTTGTCATCCAAATGCCGCTTTTGGTGACATTTGCGGCAGAGCCAGATGATCTGCAAGGGCCTACTGTAGTCCTCATGATGCTTCTGGGCAACCGGATCACGGCAGACGGAGCACGGCTCGGGGGCAATCTTGCCACGGCGCTGATACACGTTGGCGTACGAGCGGGCGATCGATCGCTGCTTTTGACCCGGTTCAAGGTCCGCGTGCCGCGGACGACGGGCCCTGGCGTACGCAGCATGGCACACGCGGCAATACCGCTGGGGCAGACGGTCGTTGGGCAAGCCGCACTTTGAGCAGGTTGTTTTCATGGAACTGATTGTATTTCAACTGCGAAAAATTTTTGGGCCAAATCGGGGTTTTTTGGAAGGGGGCGGTTTTCATGGAACAAGAAAACTGTTTCACGGCTCACTGACAGCGCAAAACCGGGCCAAGGCCCGCGCAGCCCGGGCAGCGGCCCGTTTTTTGGACCCGGGGTCCGGGGTGGGGGGTCCGGGCGCCGCGGTCCGCGGACCTGGCGCCGGGCGCCGCGGCCACCTGGTCGGCGGCCTGGTTGACCAGGTAGCACGGGCCGCGGACCTGGTTTGCATGTACATGCAAACACGGGCCACCAGGCGCGCACCAGGCGCCGCGGCCTGGTCGACCAGGTGGGTGATACCTGGCGCGCGGACCACGGGCCAGCTGGCCAAGGCTCGCGGCCTGGCACGGCCGGCGGCCGGCCTGGTGGGTTAATGGGGGCTCGACCAGGTGGGCCGGCCTGGCCAGTGATACCCGAAACAAAAAACCCAGCGCGCGGCCGGGTTTGCTGTGGGGTGAAAACGGGTTACTGGTCGCGACCCAGGTCGCCGACCACGTGGTGGCGCAACAGGGACCCAGGCGGGAGGGACCGGGCAAACCGGACCACGGCGGCCGCGTCATCAGGCGCGCCGGCCTGGCGGGTCCCGTGCCAGGCTATCGCAACAGGGCCGCCGGTCCCGTAACATCCGCCGGCCTGGTCGGACCCGACCAGGCGCGCGGCCTGGCCATGGGCAACAAACACAATCGCGAAGTCGCGATCGCCACGCGCGCACAAGGGACGGCCGCCGCCGCAGCTGGCGCACGTAACCGTGTCAACGGTTTCGGCCGGGCATTGAACAAACCGGCGGCCGGCCACGGTATACGGCCAAACTGTGCCGGCCGGCGCGGCCACCACGGCCGGGCGGCCGGCGGCCATGGCGGCCATGGCCTGGTCGAGCGTGTCGCAGCTGGCATTAATCACGGTTTCACCAGGCGCCGGCAACGGCAGGGTTTCGGCCGGGAAATGCGAATAGGTCCAAGCTTGGCCACCAGGTGGCACGGCCTGGCGCACGGCCGTCAAATAGGCCTGGTCGACCAGGTCGGCGCCCTGGTCGCCCTTAGGATTCAATGGGCAAGCCTTGGGGCAGGTGGCCAAGGTCGCATGCTGGCCGGCGCGGTATGTGACGGCAATTGGACCGGTTTTACGGTTCGCGCTGGTGCGGATTGTCTTAAGCATTCGGGGCTCACTTTCTAACTTTCTAACCAGGTAACCGACCTGGCGCGGTGCAAACATTCTAACCATAAAAAACCCGGCACGCTGGCCGGGTTAAATCTACCAGGTCGACCAGGTCGACCAGGTCAGTCGACCCCCAGGCGCGCGGCCTGGTCGGATAGCATGCGGTCGGCCGTGTTAATTGCGTCAACCCGGTCGGGCGTGAAATATTCCGAAACCAGGTTTTCAACCTGGTCGATTAATTGGACCCGATATTCGGAATATTCCGCCGACCAGGTAACCCGAAACCGACCGACCCCGGGGAAAGCCCCGGCATAAACCAGGCGCCGGCTCACGAAACCACCTCTACCAGGTCCAACAGGCCGCCGGCCTGGGTTTCGAATTCGACCCGGTCGGACTGCCAGGGGATGCTACGGGCGTACGCGGTGGCGCCGGTTACCGCGTCCCACACGGTCTCGATCGGCCGGCCTTCGTCGAGCATGTGCGCATGTTGCACACGTGCGGCCACACGTGGCCCAAAGCGGTTAGCCAAAAACTTGTCGACCTTATCGATTTTGCTATTTTGCGCACCACGCAAAACCCCGGATATATTGGCCGCGCTGGCGCGGCTATATTCCAACAGGGCAGGGGTAACCTGGTCGATAAACTTATCTGGCGCGCTGGCTGTATGCCGGATGCTGATTTCATCCAATTCGTGCGCGCCCCAAACAATGCGATTAGCGCAAACAAAATCGAACAGGAAGGTTTTAACGCGCAGGGAGCCGGCGCCGGTTTCGCTATTGGTCACAAAAAACCCGCGCGCGAGCTCGCCAGTTTTACCGTCACGCCGGCCTGGCAATTCAATGCGGTTTATCTCGTCCGCAAGGAAAATAAAGCAGTCACGGTCGCCGGCATATAACGTGGTGTTGGCCTTTGTCACCTGGTCGAGTGCTTTGCCCCAGGTGCCAGGCACCCGCCAGTCACCAGTTACCCCGTCCCCAAAGCGGTCCATCAAGGCCGCCACCACGTCACCGTCCCAAATGCGTCCATAGTTCGGGCCCGTCACGGCCCGAAGCTCAGATACGCCATTGCGGGACAAAAGGA